CAGGCTGCTGTTGCTGATTTGAAGGCTGCCGGGTTAAATCCTGCTTTGGCGTATCAGCATGGTGGTGCAGGTACTCCTAGCGGTGCTATGGGTGCTACGTCTGCGGCGAGTTCTTCGCCTGGCTCTATGGCTAGTGCGCCTCGTATTAGTGATTCTTTGCAGAGCGCTGCGCAGGCGAGGTTGATTGATGCGCAGGCTGAGAATGTGCAGGCTGATACGCAGATTAAGTTAAAGCAGCCTGAGGTTATGGATGTTACGATGGATAAGATGCGTCAGGAGATTACGCAGAGTGTTGCGCAGATTGAAGCGTTAGGTGGTGCTACTGCTCATTCGTATGCGTCTGCTGAGGCTGCGAAGCAGCAGGTTATTAATATGCAGGCGACTTTACCGGTTTTGAAAAGTACTGTCGCGCATTTGAATTCGATGGTGGGTATGAATGTCGAGCAGACTAGGTTGTTTGCTGAACAGTCTAAGAAGACTGTTGCGGAGGTTCAAGAGATTCAGCAGCGTGTTAAGCAGAATTTGCCTGAGTTGCAGTCGTTGTTAGGTGGTCTTGAAATGATGATTAAGTCTAGTCCGGCGGCGGCTGCCGCTACGGAAGTTCGTGTTCATGAGAGTGCTTTTGGTAAGCTTGGTGCGCTTATGCGTGTTCTTAATCCGTTGGCTAATATGTTTAAGTGAGGTTATATGGCGAAGATTGAGGTTGAGCCTGTTAATGTTGATGGTGTGCCTTTTGAGGGTAAGGTTGAGATGCGTCAGCCTTTTGGTTATGATGTTGATTTAGCTTCAGATTCTTCTGGTTTGGATTGTTCGATTTTGCCTTCTCGTACTCAGCAGCATTTTGCTGAGGAAGCGGATATTAATACTATTGTGCGTCGTTTTGGTTTGACTGGTGAATTACCTGTTAATGTTCCTATGTTGTTGCAGGGTGATTTTACGAATGTTTTCGATTTTCGTTCCGCTATGGATATGGTTGTTTCTGCTCGTGAGTCTTTTATGGAGCAGCCTGCGGATGTTCGTGCTCGATTTGATAATGATCCGCAGAAGTTTTTGAATTTTGTGTCTGATAAGTCGAATTTGGATGAGGCTATTAAGTTTGGTCTTGTTCGCTCGGAGAGCGTCGCTAAGCGTGCTGCGGAGGTCAAGGCTGCACGCAAGGCGGAGGTTGACGCAGCTGTAGCGGTCGAGCTCGCAGCGCGTGATAAGGTGGCGCCTGTGGCGCCTGGGGCCCAAGGTTCTACTTGATGTAACTGGGCCAGGTGGTTCCCAGGCGGATTAGTTTTGCTTGGGTTTTCGAAGGAGCGTTAGCGACTGAGGAGTTTTTTTTGGTGCATGTTCGCATAGTGAAACAGTGTTTGCTTTTGGTTGTGTTGTATGGTAGACTGGTTTTGCAGTCTAACCATAGGAGGTAGTGAATATGTTTACTAACGTTGAGTTGGGCCAGATCGCTTCGGCGCTGATGCTTCAGCGGAAGAGTGTGCAGCGGCTTGCTGCTAAGGAAGGGCAGCCTGAGGCTGTTGCGGATGAGTATAGGAAGGTTGATGCGGCTTTGGCGAAGTTGTATGATAAGGTGATTCAGCCGATTAATGCGTCTGTTGATTTACCGTTGGTGAAGAAGTGAGTGCGTTTAGTGCGGCGGTGGAAGAGTTGAAAGAGTCGCTTCGGGAGGTGATTCATTACTTTGAGGTGTATCCTAGTGCGCAAGAGTTCCGGGATTTTGAAGTGCGTATTGGTGATAAGTTGTATATGATTTGTATTAAGGTGTGGCGCGTTTAGCGTCAGGGGCGGCGGGAGCCGCCCTTTATTTTGCCACCGGATGGCAGTCTAATTTGGTTTTGCGGTTAGTCTTACAAAGCGAGGTTTTATGAAGCTTGTTGTTTGTGCTGTTCGTGATAGTGCTGTAGATGCTTTTATGCGTCCTATTTTTGTTCCTAGTACTGGTGTTGCTGTTCGTTCTTTCCGTGATGAGGTGCTCCGTGCGGAGTCGGATATGTTTCGGCATGCTTCCGATTATGAGCTTTTTGAGATTGCGTCGTACGATGAGGAGAGCGGTCGCTTTGAGAATTTGAGTTCTCCGCGTTCTTTAGTTCGTGGTGCTGATATTAAGGAGAGTTGATTATGCGTGTGCTTAAGCGTGGTGGTGTTAATAAGGGTCGTAGTGCGCATCAGTTTCGGAAGAATTCGCGGCGTACTAAGTCGCGTAATCTTTCGGGGCCGATGCGTGGTGGTATTCGTTTGTGAGTTGCTACGCCCCGTGGGTTCCTGCGGGGAGTAGCTCCAAGCGTCCGGTGCGTTGTGGTCAGTGTATTGGTTGCCGGTTGGAGTATTCCCGGCAGTGGGCGGTTAGGATTATGCATGAAGCGTCTATGCATGAATCTAATAGTTTTGTGACGTTGACTTATAAGGAGAGTCCTGAGTCGCTTGTATATAGCGATTATCAGATGTTTATGCGTAGGCTTCGTAAGGCGCGCGGGAACTCGCGTTTTTTTTGCGCGGGAGAATATGGTGAGCTTAAAGCGCGGCCTCATTTTCATGCGGTGTTGTTCGGAGTCGGTTTTGATGATGGAGAGTATTTGGGTAAGTCGGATGCAGGGTTCAAGTTGTATTGTTCGGATGCGTTGTCTGAGTTGTGGCCGTTGGGCTTTGCATCGTATGGTAGCGTTACATTTGAGTCCGCAGCTTATGTTGCGCGGTATGTTGTTAAGAAAGTTACTGGTGAGCTGGCAGATTTTCATTATGCAGGTAGAGTGCCTGAGTTTGCTCGTATGTCGTTGCGTCCTGGTATTGGTCAGAGTTGGCTTGAGAAGTATTGGTCTGATGTTTTCCCGTCTGGTAAGGTTGTTAGTCGTGGATTTGTTGCGAATGCTCCGAGGTATTATCGGAAGAAGTTTGCGGCAAAGTTTCCTTTGTTGGCGCGTGAGATGTCTTTTCGACAGATGGAAGATTCGCAGAATGAGATTGAGGAGCAATTTCCGTCGCGCTTGGCTGCTAAGGAAGCGGTGACTGGTGCGCGTTTGCGCATGTTGAAACGGAAGATTTAGGAGATTATTATGCATCGTAATAAGTCAGTTGATGTTCATCAGTTTGCGATGGTGCCGCGTGCTGATATTCCGCGGTCTTCGTTTTTGCGTGAGTCGGCTCATAAGACGACGTTTGATGCTGGTTATTTGGTGCCGGTTTATGTTGATGAGGTGTTGCCGGGTGATACGTTCAAGTTGCAGATGACTGCTTTTGCTCGTATGTCTACGCCGTTGTTCCCGATTATGGATAATATGAAGATGGAGGTATTTTGGTTTTTTGTTCCTAATCGGTTAGTGTGGACGAATTGGAAGAAGTTTATGGGTGAGCAGGCGAATCCGGCGGATTCGATTTCGTATACGGTGCCGCAGATGGTTTCGCCGAATGGTGGTTATACGATCGGGTCTTTGCATGATTATTTTGGTCTTGGTACTGTTGGTCAGATTACCGGTGGTGTGAATCAGTCTCATAGTACGTTGCCGTTGCGTTGTTATAACTTGATTTGGAATGAGTGGTTTCGTGATGAGAATTTGCAGAATAGTGTTACTGTGGATAGTGGCGACGGTCCCGATACCTATAGCAATTATGTGCTTTTGCGTCGTGGTAAGCGGCATGATTATTTTACGTCTGCTTTACCGTGGCCTCAGAAGGGTGCTACTGGTGTTAGTTTACCTCTTGGGAGTTCTGCGCCGGTTCGTGGTAAGTATACGGCTACTACTGTAGGTGGAGCCGAGCTTCAGACTTTGCGGTCTAGTGCTGGTAGTACGGCTGTCGCGTTTGATGTGAATGCTACTTCGGCGCATGATGATTGGTCTCCTGGTTCTACGTTGATTGGTGCTGCTGCTACAGGTTTATATGCGGATTTGTCGTTGGCTACTGCTGCTACGATTAATCAGATTAGGCAGGCTTTTCAGATTCAGAAGTTGCTTGAGCGTGATGCTCGTGGTGGTACTCGTTATACGGAGATTGTTCGTGCTCATTTTGGTGTGCAGTCTCCTGATGCTAGATTGCAGCGTCCGGAGTATTTGGGCGGTGGTAGTTTCCCTGTTGTTGTATCTCCTATTGCGCAGAATACTCAGACTGGGTTGACTGGTGGTAGTACGCCTATGGGTACTCTTGCGGCTATGGCTACTACGGTTGGTCAGACTGGTTTTACGCAGAGTTTTACAGAGCACGGGCATATTTTGGGTCTTGTTTCGGTTCGTGCGGATTTGAATTATCAGCAGGGTTTGGAGCGTTTTTGGAGTCGTTCGACGCGATACGATTTTTATTTCCCTGCGTTTGCGATGCTTGGTGAGCAGTCAATTTTGAATAAGGAGATTTATGCTGTTGGTAGTGCTACTGGTGGTTTAGGTGCTGCCGATCAAGATATGCTTGTTTTTGGTTATCAGGAGCGTTGGGCAGAGCTTCGTTATAAGCCTTCTAAGATTACGTCGATTTTTCGTTCTACTGCTGCTAGTACGTTAGATGCGTGGCATTTGGCGCAGAAGTTTACTGCGTTGCCTGCGTTGAATTCTACTTTTATTCAGGATACGCCGCCTGTTTCGCGTGTTGTTGCTGCGGGTGCGGCTGCTAATGGGCAGCAGTTTATTTTTGATTCTATTTTTAGTGCTCGTTGTGCTCGTCCGTTGCCGATGTATTCGGTGCCGGGTCTTTTGGATCATTTTTAATTTATGGGCTTCGGTTGGACGGATATTGCTAATGCTGGTTTGGATTTCGCGTCTGCGGAGTATTTTCGTGATAAGCAGTCTGATGAGGCGACTGCTTCTCGAGAGTTTAACCGGGATGAAGCGGAGCGTTCACGCCAGTTTAGTCATGGTGAGGCTCAGCAGCAGCAGGGTTT